GCCTGCTTCTTCGCAAGGTTTTCCTTGTACTGTGCCAGCTCCTCCTTGGCTTGCCTTTCCTCGGATTCTTTCTGTATCGAAGAAATCTCCGCATTAACCTTGCTTATCTCATCGGTAATGACATCCTTGATGCTGTTCGCCGCCTTTCGCGCTGCCCGAATGGCTGTGCTGTTGTTCTCAAATCCGTTTCCCAGACCATCCATCACCCATCCGCCGATTTTCTCCGTCCACTTAGAAGGGGAATGGGTATCAAAACCATCTTTACCAGTGAACCAGCTTTTAATTTTATCAACTACACCGCTGACCTTTCCTTTCAGCCAGGCAACCTTGTCACTGATGCCGCTCCATAAACCTGTCAGCAGATTAGAACCAATTGCTTTCATTCTAGCAGGGATTCCTTTGAACCATTCCAGAATTTCCTGAAATTTTGCTTTCAGCTCCCCGGCAAGTGCCTTGATTCTTTCGATTGCACCGCCTACACCGCTCTTGATGGCGTTCCACACGGCAATCAGCTTTGCCCTTGCCTCCTCATTAGTCGCAATGAAGGTTACCAATGCTGTGACAAGCCCTATCACAATGGTAGCAACAAGCATAATGGGATTCGCTTTCATAACACCATTCAAAATCGCTTGCGCAACCGATGCGCCTTCATTTGCTGCTTGAAACGCTTTTACCGCTGTAACCACACCGCTAATCATGCCGGCAACATTCCATGCCAGAAATCCGCTTGCAATGCCTGCAATCAGAGATATAATCGTGCTCCCATTGTCCACAATCGCAGAAACGAAGCCGGAGATAGATTCGGAAAAAGCAGTCCAATCTACCCCTGCCGTCATTTCCGTCAATTTTTCGGTAATAGTCTGTATAACAGGGATCATCGCTTCCAGAAACGGTGCCCCGACATTCGCCTGAAATTGTCTCCACGCCTCACTCAGATTGCCCTGCACATTTTCCCAGCCGTCTGCTTCTCTTGCTGCCTGTCCCATTGCACCCGATAGTTTCTGCGCATCCAGTACCATCTGCAAAAGCGTTTCCTGCTTCTGAATTTCCGACAGGTCATTATATTTCTTTCCGAACAACTCCATTGCCTGCGCATTTCTCGTTGTTTCCGTACAGGAAACCCCTAATGCGGCATCGTTGGCAAAATTCCCCTTCAGAAAGCTTTGCATGCTTTCTGCGGTATCCTCCAGACTGCGGTCATAATATGCAGCCGCATCTGCTGTTGCCTGCAAGGACTTTTCCATTAAATCCATGCTTTCTGTTGCATTGCCGCCGGAGGAACGCGCAAAGGCGAAAATCTGTGCACCGAGGGTATTCAGCCTTGTTTCCAGAATACCGCTGTTTTCCGCAACATTGCCGATAGCTTCCGACGCTTCCTTCTGCATGCTCCCAAAGGTCTGCTCAAACATACTGCTTTCCGCCTTCACTGCCGCTGCGGATTCGATAAAATCTCCTGCCATATCCTTAACGGCTGATGCAACCGCCTTTACGCCGCTGATAATTGCCTGACTCAGGACATTTGCTTTCAGTACATCCCCAAAGGTTAATGCACCATTGCCGGCATTCTGAAAATCCTCCTCCAGATTGCCTGTTTCATTTCCCAAATCTCGCATTTCATCTCCAAATCGGTTCATTTCCGTAGTTGCACGGTTAATCTGACTTTCCAAATTGTTTACCGCAACAACCTGTCGATTATATGCGTTCTGGGCACGCAATGCCTGCTCACTGTTTTCGCCAAATTCTCTTTTGGCATTTTCCAGTTCATCTGCCAAGGCGGACAGCTTCTCCTTTGCCCTGTCACTCTGCGCTTTCAGCGTTTCGATTTTTTGTACAGATGCCGCAATGGACCTTTGCAGCACATCGCTTTTTGCCGCCGTTGCCTCCTCGCTGTTCTCCATGCCCGAAAACGCAGAAATTACGGATTTCATTTCACTGCCTAAGTTTTTTAATTGGGAATTGATTGCAGATAGGCTCGACCGAAACGCCGCCTCGCCGTCAATGCCAATCTTTGCACCAATATCTGTTCCCATCTCGTCACCTCCTTTTTTCGCATAAAAATACACCCGTTTTCGAGTGCCATAATCGCTATTGAAATGCCATTAGCCTCCAGAATTCAGCTTCCTCCTGTGTTTTACTCTTCTTTGCCTTTGCGCCCTCTGTCTTGATTCGCTCCACGGCAATCAGGTCGCATAGCTCGCCAAACGGCAAATCATAAATCAGATGATAAGAAAGTCCTATCCTTAAGCCATACCAGACGTACCACTCAACTTGGAATTCCGCTGAGTGGTCTCCGTGTTTTTTTCTTCTTCCATTTCCGTTTCAATCTTTCTTTCATTCCCATTTTCGACTGTTTCAAAAATCTTCGCTTTCATTCTCAGAAGGTCATCCATGCCACACAAGTCATACAGATCATCTGTACTCAGCGGTGCCGGCGTTTCAATATCATTCAGCTTTGCATATCTTGCTCCGGCATCCATCATCGTAGCCAGAAGCCAGAAGCTTTCATCCATCATTTTCACCTCGGTGCCGCTGGATAACGCCTCATTGACATTCTCTATTTTTCCATAACGCTCAGAGCAGGCGCGAATGACCCTTGTAGAAAAGCAAAGCAAATATTCCTTTCCGTCGATTTCAATTTTTCCTGTTCTCATATAGCTTCCTCCGTTTCCTCCATCAGATTTACCGTTTCTTCTCCCCCGTCATGTTCAGCTGTCATGACGGCATTCGTTACTCCCCCGTAATACCAAGGAATTTCTTGATTGCCGCCTCTGCGTCCGCCTCGCTGTCCATAGGGGAGGAAATCATCTTCCAAGGGTGTCCTGCGGCATCGCTGCGCAGAATACTACCGCTGATTTCAGGTGTCCCCCATTCGACCTTTTCGCCCTGTGTGGTGAAGGTGTCGTTAGGGTTAGTCGGCTGAATCTTCGGCAATACAACCGCCTGCCACTTGGTTGCACTGTTTTTCTGGATTTTCACAACTGCGCCAAAGCCAAGGTAGGGCGTTTCCTGCTCATCATTCCAGATATACCATTTCGCATCCTTGGTGCTGACATCCGATCCTGTCATTGCCTGCTCGATAATACCCAATACCTGCAGCATAACATCAGGCAGTAAATCATCCGTTGTCAGTGTCCATGTACCACCTGCGAAGGTATTCGCACTTTCCGCAGGACCATTGTCCGCATAAAGGATATTATCATCCGCGCCCTCCAATTCAATGGAAAGCTCTACCGCCTTGCCCATCAGCGCGCCGCCGCTGTAGGACACGACTTCTCCTGTGTTGCTGTATTTTGCACAATAAGGTTTGCTCAAGCCAATCTTTGCCATATTTCCCTCATCCTTTCATCGTTCTTTTGATTTCCGTTTCAAATACCTTTTTCATTTCTGCCTCTGCCTTTGGCTTTGCCGTTTTCAATGCCTTTCGCACAAAGGGCGTTTTCTGAGAAAAGCTTGTGCCGCTTTCCGCAATTCTGGCAATCAGCGCAAGGGGCTGTCCCTGCGGATACTTCGGCGTTTGGATATCGCTATAGCCTGTAAAGCCGACAAGCGTATCAATCCTGTCCCCCTCCGATTGGAAGGGCGCAACACCCAGTCCCTTTGCAAGTGCCGCCTTCTGCTCATCCGTAATTCCCTTGAGATAATGCCCTGCACTGCGGTCATTGTCGGTTGGCAATGCCTCCACAGCGGAGCGGATTTCGTCTGCGGTCACGCCTGCGCCCTCATAAAGCGCCTTTTTCGTAATGCCATCCGCGCTTTGCCGCAGCTTTTCCAGCTGTGCTATGTAGCCATCCAAGCCTGTGAAGGTAAGCTTTGCCATCAGAACACCTCCCATACCCATTCGTAATGCGTAAAGCCTGTTTTCTCCTCATACTGCACGCTGTTTAATTCCCATGCAATATAAGGGGAGGCATCAAAAGCCGCCTCCAGCTCCTCCTTCCATGGGTCAAACTCCTGCTTTGTGAAAAGGTCTGTTGTGCCTGTAACGGCTTTCTCTGCATGGGTATCGTCCGCAGTCAAGTCATTCGTGCCGTCCTCCTGCCAAACAAAATATCGGTCGGACTTCATGGTTCTTCCGTGCCGCACCGCATCCGTCACAGCAAGGTGTGCCGCTATGATGTGTTCCTGCCAGCTCATGCCATCACCTCAAATTCCTGTTCGATTTTCGCAAGTGCCAGATCCACGCAGGGTGGATAAATATCCATGACCTTCTGCACCGTATCAATGCGGTATTGCTTTCCTTCCAAAAGTGCCACATCCTGCGGAGAAACCGCCCCCGCAACGGGTACCCGAATCACGCGCACAATCTCCACCTGTGCCTGCTTGCTCTGATAAATGCGGTTAATGCCAAGTCTTTGTTCCGCAAAGCGCAGCTTTATTTTTTCTGTCAGCCTTTCCTGCGGCGCATAGCCCGCCTTTGCCGCATCGCAGACAGTGCAGATTGTCACAAGCCCATCATTGAACGCCTGCGTAATCTCATGCTTCGGTCTGTTCGGTGCTTTCCACATACCCTCTCACCATTCTTCCGTTCTGCATATCCAAAATCAATGCCATGTAGTTGTTTTCAAATACATCCAGTGCCTCATCTCTGGCATAGCGTACAAATTCCATCATCAATGTACGGGGAAGTCCGTCCGCATCATAATCCAGAACGCTACCACCCTTTTCGTTCAGATATGCCATTGCGGCGGCAATAAAGCCACGAATCTTGTTATCCGTGGCTTCATCGTCCCATGTAATATTCAGATTGTTTTTGACATCTGCCAGAAGCTCCGCAGGAATGTTCTGCCGCTGCATCAGGATTTTGTCACAGTGACGGTATAGGCTTTGGTGGTTGTGCCGTCAGCCGCCGTTACGGTAACCTTAACGGTATTTGCGCCTTCCTTCCATGTTGCCGCAGAGCCGTTGTCTACCTCCGCATCATTTACCTGTACGCTGATTTCTGCGCCTGCATCAGAGGGTGCTGCCGTAATCGTGTTGGTTGCGTTTGTGGTTGCCGCCGTATAGGTTGTGGTTTCCTTCGCAAACGCAGGAGACAGACTCAGGCTGCCAATCTTCAAGTCAGACAGTGTTGCATCATTGGAGACCTCCGCAGCAGCTACCTGCTCCACCTTATAGGTCAGGGGTTTGAGGTCTGCAATATCCAGATACAGGAAAGCGTTGTTATCCATCGGGAAACCGTTTGCATACAGCTTCACCAGATAAACCCTGTTATCCTCCAAGAACTGATACTGGTCGGAATAATCAATCTTCCCCTCCTTGCTCATGCCTGCCGCCGCAAAGTATTTCTTCCCCAGCCCCAGAACCGCCTCTCCTCGGCTCAGTGCCGCAGACTGGATAATTGTCATGGGATAAGGCACAACATCATTGCGATAGGTGCCATCGGGAGCCATTACCGTTGTTGCGGGCATCACCCTCTGGAAATAATCCTGCGGATTGACAATCAGAAGGACATTCTCCACCGCTCTTGCCTTCCCGTTGGGATCCGCCGCAATCAGAGAAATCAGATTGCCGACCGTTTTCACAGAAAGGTCATTCACCTTGATTTTCTCTTTCGCAGGATAAACGCCGCCTGTTACGGTAACGCCATCGCCTACCTGACGCATCATGCCGATAGGCTTTTCATGCCCATCCCCCTTGACAATGCCTGCCTCCAGACCATTCGCCAGTGCTTCATACAGAATCTGTCTAACGTAATTGTCCAGCCATTCGGGACCCAAGTCCAGCATCGCCTTGCAGACAGGCAGGAAGGCGGACAGCTTCAGCGGGGTTGCATTGACTTCCTTGAAGCCGGAAAGCAGCTCCTTCACAATCGTATCTGTCAGTGCGCCCCACTGCGCCTCCTGCCGTCCGTTTGTGTTCATCAGCATCTTGATTGCGCCGCCTGTGGACAGGAATCCGATATGGGACAGCAGAGGGTGCGCCTCCCTCAAATCATCGAATACGGAATCAATCACCGTTTCTGGCATCACAACATCCAGATTCGCCAGTGCCTGCTTGGGGTCTGCGGCGCGCATTGCCTCGCCCAGCTTCTGGTAATACTGCTTTTCCTGAGAGGTCAGCTGGCGCACACCACGGGAGGTCAGTGCCCTGCTGTCATTCTCCTGTCTAAGCTGTTCAATTTTGTCCTCATAGTCCTGCTTAATGTCCTCGCCGATGCACGCCATCATGTCGTTCATGGCGGCGGCAAAGCCCTCCTTGTCATCCTGCTGCAACGCTGTCTGCATTGCCTGTCTGATTTCTTCTCTTGTTTTTGCATCATTGTGTTTCATTTTCTATCACTCCTTTATTTTTCTGCATCAAAAAAGCCGTTCAGCATCGCCATGATACTGTTCGGCTCTTCCTTCTGTTTTGGTTCTGATTTCGGATCACGCTCTCCTTCTCCGATACGCGGCTCTGTCAGCTGGCGCAGCTGTGCCACAAGGCTTTTCTGCATTTCAATCCTCTGCTGTACGTTCAGATTTGCCTTCTGCATCACGCCTGCAACCTTGGCAGGGTCTGCATCCTCCTCCGCAAATCTGTCCGCCAGACCGTATCTGATACAGTCCTCTGCGGTCAGCCATGTTTCGTCATCCATCATACGGGATAACAGTTCTTCTGTGACCTTCTCGCCCGCCTTCTGCAAATACGCCTGCTTTCCGGCATTGTTGATGATATCCAAATCATCCGCCGCCTTCCGCAGCTCTGCGGCATTGCCATAGGAGAACATCCACATGTTGTGGATCATCATCAGCGCATTTCGCGGCATAATGATTTCATCCCCTGCCATGGCAATCACAGAGGCAATGGAGCAGGCAAAGCCGTCGATATAGACGGTTTTCTTCGCAGAGTGCCGCTTCAGCTGGTTATAGATGGCAGTACCCTCAAATACAGAGCCGCCGTAGCTGTTGATATACAGCTTGATTTCCGCAATATCTGCGTATTTCGCCAGCTCCTCGCGGAAGGTATTTGCACTGGTTTCACTGCGAATCACCTCATCCGTCCACCAATCGTAGCCGTCGCTTTCCACATCGCCGTAAATATAGATTTCCAACACGCCGCTCTGCTGTGCCGCCTGTTTGATTTCCCACATGTTTTTCCTGTTCTTCATGCTTATTCACCTCCCTTCCCATCAACGCGGTGCATCGCACCGTCCAGAGTTTCAAAGTTTTTGGTAACAAAATGCTGATTTGCCCAAGGCTCATTGATTTTCGGCATTCCTGCCGCATCCAGTACGTCATTCACACAGAACGCCGCAGAACCTATCAGCTTCTCGATATTTGCCGCATTGCCGAACAAATCGAAATGCAAAATTGCGGAGGTATCAATCTGCAAATAGGTGCCTTCCTTCCATTCCGAAAAGCCGTACCGTTTTCGGTTGATTTCCTCCGAAAGCTGATCGCAAAGAGGGTCAATGCAGGTGGTCAGCCACCTTGTCATAGCATCCTTGGAATCCGCCACATCGCCGAAAATCAGCACAGGCGGAATCAGAAACCCTCTTGCCGTGAAGTCAAAAATATCATCCACCAAAGCGCGAATATCCCTTGTGGAACGCTGTGTATCCGGATTTCCGCCGACATCCTCGTATTTGTACCCGTCAAATTCCGGCAAAACGCCGTTTTCGGATGTCAGAAACGGCTTTACCTGATTGCTCAGCATCTCGCCAAAGACTTCGTTCCAGCCCTTCTTGCCGTCCTTGCCATCACCGATATTCCCTGCATTTGCAATCTGGCTGACGTGTACCTTCAGGTGTCTGCCGCTGCCCCATTCGTAATTCTTCATTGCCGCCTGCACCAGTCTTATGTATGACTGATACAGCCCATCCAAAACGGGCTTAATATCCTTATGGTTGAGCCGCAGATGCAGCACTTCGCTTTCCGGAAAAGTCTTTTGATAGCTAACCTCGCCGACAACCACCCCCTGATATTCGTTTTCCTTCCATGGATGCTCTGCAGCCCTTGTAAAGCTGTCCGCCACCGCCAGATATTCCCGTCCGCCCGTTTTTCCGCCGCTGATAATCAGCACTTCATTCTCCTTGTAGAGCTGATAAATCAGCTTATGCAAAAAGGCGGTGCTGTTCTGGTTAGGGTTCGGCTCCACGTTCCAGAGGTAATACTCCTCGCCCCTGTTTTCCTCATGCTTTCTGTAGGTCTTGAATGTGCATTTGCCGACTGCATTTGCAATCATCGCTACACAGGTGTGAAATGCCAGCTCACGAATACGGTATTCCTCCAACGCCTGCTGTAATTCCAGAGAAGAAATCTCTGCTGTGCCGCCAAGCCCCAGTTTAGATAAAATCCATCGTTTGATACTGATTCCCATTTTCTCACCCCCTTTAAAATACAAAAGCACCCATTGTCGGAATTTGTACAGGTGCGCCATCGCCAAGAATGGATTCTATTGTCATTGCCGCTACAAATGCCATGAAGGCATCATTCTTGCGGCTTTTTGCCTCGATTTTCGCATAGATAAAGTTGCCCGTATCTATGCCCGATTTTATCTTTGTGCCGGATTTTACCCGCTTTGTGTTGTTCACGCCCCACCGCAAATGGGGAACATTGCCCCAGTGCAGATATTGTCTGTTAAAGCACTCCTGAATCACAGGCTCAATCTGCATAATGTCGGACGGGCGTACCAGCTTGATATTTTTCTGCTCATCACTGAAGCCAATCTTCCGCAGGCTTTCCGCAACCAGCGCATAGCGGTGATGGTCGAGCGCAAGCATTTTGACATTGTACCTCCGCATACTGTCCCAGATGTAATTCGCCAGTAAATCCGGATGAATCCCGACATCATCCACAACCGTAACCTCGCCGCGCTCTGCCCATTCCTTCCAAGGTGCTTTTACACGGTGCAGTGTTTTCGACCTTGCACAAATCCATGCGTGATTGATGTCGAACCTATCCGCGCCTCTGCGGAAATGCAAATCCACCGCCGCCCAGTCATCCAGCTCCGCATAGTCCACGCCTGCAACACAGCTCCACCCCGTCATATCAGGCAGGGGCTTATTTGTTGCCGCTACGTTTTCGTATTCCGTAACTGCAATCTCCTTCGCACCGGAACGGATACCCATTCGCTTTGTCATGAAATCCCCGTTCTGCTCCGGATGCTCCAGCCACTCCCTGTATTCATCCTCCACCTCTGCATAAAGCTCCGGAAGATATGGCAGGGACGGATTTGCCATCTGCCAGTTTTCCGGATGATGTACCTGCGCCTTATCATTCAGGCAGCAGATGAAGGGCAGGAAACCGTTGTCCTCCTCACCCTCAAAAAGAATCCTGCGCCCTCTCGCTAAATAATCATCCAAAGGACCGTCGGAAATATCGCCGTTTGAGGTAAAATAGCCACGCCTTGGCTGTGCCACCTTGCCTTGTCCTGTGGTAAAAACCTTGATGTTGTCATAGTTTTCATACTGATGCACCTCATTGAAGATAACCTTGCCGCTGCGCAAACCGTCTCGCCCCTTGGGGTTGTTGGTATGCCCCTTCATGACACCCTTGTTTTTCCGACCCTGAATGACCTCCTTGGTGTGATAATAGTGTCTGCTCAGCTTCTTTTCCCATTTCGGGTTCTCCAGAACATCCACCAAGTCCAACTGCGGCCGCTTCGCCTGATCCTCATTGTTTGCGCAGACATCCACGTTGTAATACTTCACAGGGTTGTAGGGGCTGATGCTGCACGCACCGTCAAAGGCAATAAAGCCATCCTTCCCTGCACCACGCCCCACCATGGCAAACACAATCTTCCATCTGGGGCGGTTGTTGGATTTCCAATAGGTGCAGTCCCAAAGGGCAATCAGAAACTCCTCCCACGGGAACAGCTTTTCAAAACTGAAATACTTAGCCAAGCCCAAATATTTCTCCAGCTGCTCTGTATCCACATAGATTTCCTCCGTCTCAAAGCATTTTCGCACATGGGCGGCAAGTGCTTTCTGCTCCTCGCAAGCAATGCCGTTTTCGACAAGCTCAATGTATTCCAAGATATGAGGATTTAACTCACAGCTCATCATCCTCACCGCCTGCCGCAGCCTTCGCCTTAACAGCCTGATCTTTAAATCCGAGTGCCGCCCAGATGGAAAGCATCTGACTGGAAACTCTCGTTGCAATGGTCAGAGATTTGTTATCCGTGGTGCCCTTCTGGTTCTCGCCGTTCTGGTATTCAATGAATACACCACGCTCCGAAATATCATCATTCAGCATTTGCAACCAGCACCAAAGGCGCATATATTCATCCACTTTATCCTTGTATGGCTCCGAAATTAAGCCCCTGCTTTCCAGATCATCCTCAAGCTCTTTTTTCAGTGCCTTATATTGTTTTGTTTTTTTATAATCCTTCTTTCCTGCCATCCTTTTTCACCTCTTTTTCGCCATCTACCACACCCTCATGCGCGTATTTTCAATTTTTCTGAATTGTCGCAAGTACAACCCGACCGAGCCAAAATGCCAAAAACCCGTTTTTTTCGAGGGGGGGGATCATATTTTTCAAATCAATCCCACCTCTCCTCGGTGATTGGCTTCACAGTCTTTCCGTATCGGTATCGCACCGTCCGCTCCGGATGCAGGTCCTCATGGCACTGCCTGCATACACTGACAAGCTGCCGCTCCTCTCCATCCCAGATAGATAACGCAAGGTCGGGTCTGTCCTTCAGATGCTTGACATGATGCACAATGTCCGCCCTGCGATACCTGCCCTTCCGCTTGCATATCTGGCATTCATGGTTGTCCATCCGAAGAACCTCCGCCCGCAGCTGCTCCCAGTCCTTCCAGTGATAGAAGGAATCTACGTTGTCAGCAGAAATCTTCTCCTGTAATTTCAAAAGCTGTTCTCCCGTCATCCGCATCATCCTTCCACAAATAAAAAATCCCGATAAGCATTGTAGCTATCAGGATTTCTTTTGATTTCTTTTGATATTTCTATTGACATTTACCCTTTTTCGTGTTATTATATAAACAGAAAGGAGGTGGTGCAAAATGAAAAAAGACAAAGACTTTAAGCTAAAAATTGTCGAACTTGTAATCCAAGCAGTTATTGCCCTAGCCGCTCTGATTACAGCCATCAAATCTTAGCAAGTTCGGGGAGTAACCCTCCCCTTACTTCTTAGATAAAGTCAATGTCTCATGTTTATTATAACCAATCGAAAGGAGAATGACAATGAAAAATAAGATCTCTGTTTTCTCGCTCCTGTTCTTTTTTATCTATGCAGTACGCACAGGTTGGACACCGATTTTAAAAATCCTTGTAATTTTAAATTCTGCCCTTGTGCTTTTACAGACAGCTTTACAATACAAGGAGGTTCTGCATAATGTCAGAAAATGAGTATATCTCTGTTACCCAATTCGCCCAGAAATTCGGTAAGGATGTCGGCAATGTCCGCAAGCTGATTAAGGACGGTCGCATCCCTGCAATCAAAATCGGGAATCAGTGGGCAATCCCTGCCGATGCCGAACCTCCTGCCGATAAACGCGTAAAGTCCGGCGAATACCGTAACTGGAGAAAGAAAAAGGATTCTTCCGAAGAGGACCGCTGATGCGGTCTTTTTCTTTTTATGCAAAAGGACACCCGTTTCCGAGTGCCCAAAATAGGAGGTAACATGAAATATCCTGTGTTCTCATAATTTTCACAATACTATAATACCACTTCCCAATAGGACATACTATGACATCTTTTCCGGAAGGGAAAAAGATTGTAATGCAGTCCCATGCAGTCTCGTCACATGCCGATATGTGTAATTCATCTCCACCGCAATCTGCTCCCATGTCCTTCCCATCAGATACCGCCGAATCAGCACTTCCTTCTCTGCCCCGTCCTGCATCTGATGTATCCTGTCATGGATTTCCTTGTACTGCCGTACCGCCATAGCCCGCTCATGCTCCAGATGGCTGATGAGTGCATCCAGCCTCGCCACATAGTCGGACAGGTCGCTGTGTGCATTCCCCTGCGGCATCCCGTCATGGTTCACACTCGGAAACATCTGCTGACTGCGTAGCTCCTCAATCTGTTCTTTTAAACGCTGCGCCTTCCGCATGGAATATATGTACCCCTTAAGATATTCCTTTTTCCTCTCGTTTTCCCTTACAATTGCCAAGCTATCACCCCTCCAATCTATTCACCCATCTTGCTTTCTTCCTCCGGATAATGTCGTATATCTCGGCGTTATCCTCCGCGTCCAACAGCAGCCCCATTACGTTGTAGACATCCGCTGTCTCCTCCACCAGATTCTTCCTCGCCTCCTCCACCGTCACAGGCGTGGGGTTGATACCCGTCAACGCTCGCCGCAGCTTCAATGCCGCCTGCGATAACTCCGCACATTCTTCTGCTAACTGCGCTAACAGCTCGTCCTGCGGAATGTGCTGTTTGATTTTCTCATCAAGATTCATCCTTTGTCCTTCTTTCTTTCAAATAGCTATAAACACCATAGGGAAACCAAAGGGAAACAATCCATAAAAAACAAATAATCGGTTTCCATACGTTTTGTGTATAATCTTCAATGATTATGCTCAGAAAAAGACCGTACCCTATCATTATGTATGCGATTATCAAAATTGCCAAAATAACCATTCCCATCACTTTTCCCTCTCCTTTTCTTCATTGCCGCTTCCGCATCCTCTCTTGTGAAATACAGGTTCTCGTAATCATACGATTCCCATTCATCGGCATACTTGACAGCCTTCGCTGATACATCCTGCACCTTCCATTCGTTGATATAGAAATAGTGGTTTGGTACGGTTTCCTCAATGATTTCATACACCGTATCTCCAACCCTGCAGGGCAGCACCAACAACCGCCCCTGTTCTTCCAAGTCCCTGTAGCGTTTTAGTTCTTCCAGCCAGTCTGCAAGCTCTTCGTATCCCTTCGCAACTCGTTTACACGCCCTTGCTTCTACTCCGACATCTTCTACCGGAGTATATTTTCTGAGCCGGTTTACTGTATTTCTCAACTGTTTAATCTTTTCTTCAAGTGTCATGTTCTTTCCTCCTCACAACCGCATCTGTTCCGCCACAGGCGTTTCCCATTCCACACCGATATAGTCCAGCACGTGTCCCCAGCCGATATCGTACATCCAGAACCGCCATTCCTTCTCGTTCCGCTCCCGCAAGAGGTCGAATCTGTGCGGACGTTTTTCCATATGTATCCCGAAACCGCACATGCTACAGCCTGTCCGCTGTGCCTTGGTGGTGTAGAGAGTGCCATCCTCTTTTCGTTCAATCGTGCCGTAAATCGCCGGCACAGGCACATCCAGCTCCAACGCCAGCTGTAAAATATCCTGTCTGTTGAAAATCGCAAACGGCGCAGAACGAATCGTGCTCTTGCCAAAATAATTGCATCCGTTGATTTTCAGGCTCTTTGCCCTTCTTCCGCCTTCGGATGCCATCAGCCCCAGATAGGGCACACTGTTGTGTTGCTTCGCCCAATCGTCACAGGGCTTTTCCTTGAGATAATAACAGCACTTTGCCGATACCTTGAAATCCGGTACACCATAATTCACGCCCTCTGTTTCGTTCTCATATCCGCCGAATTTCTCCAGCCATTTCTGCGACAGCTTCATGCGTGAATTTTTCTGGTAGCCACCGTATGCGCCCGTCTCTCCGGTGATAATCGCATGACGCACGGTTTTGTTCTTCTCCGAAGGATTCTGCAGCAGCTCAATCTTCGATGCAATCTCCTTCGATAACACAGGAAAGCCGAACTCCTGAATGATTTTCGCCTTATTCCAGACCGTGCCGTCCGCCCGCTTCAACGGCTGAACCCGCTCAATTCCGAGCTGCTTATGTACTTCCTGTATGCTCCTGTCCTCCAGATGGGACACACTGATGCCGGGTACATAAATCCCGATGCTCCGCAGGAACAGGAACAGTGTAATGCTGTCCAATCCACCTACCGATACATGGCAGTTCAGCCCTCTGGCGCAGCACTCGTTGTAAAATTCCCACGCCCTGATGTAGGCGTAGTTCTTTTTAAACTCATAGTCCATTTTCATTTTTACGTTGAAATCCGCCATCTTCCGCTCCGCACCAATGGCTTCCATCCGCTCTAATACATTTTGCATTTTCCTCACTCCTTAAATCACCCCATGCAGTTCCTTCATGGTTTCAAACTGTCTCCCGCACATTTCCGGCAGATTTGCCCTTACAAGAGCTTCTGCGAACGGCGGCGGCACCGCATTTCCGCAGCGTGCGACCTGTTTTGTTTTGCCATAGGCTTTCCCAGTGTAATCATGGTCGATGATGTAATCGGGCGGAAACCCATTCGCCGCGTACAGTTCCCTCGGAGTCAGCATCCGCAGTCCGATGTCACTGATGAAATACAGCGTTCCGTTGACATCCAACAGCATGATTTCATCCTCCGCGATTGCATACCCACAGTACGCATTCAGCAGTTCTTTGACCTCGTTCCAGTGATGCAGATTCATTTCCGACCGGTTCATTTTCACCGTGACAATGCCGAAATGCCCTGCGGATGTTGTAACCGTATGCAAGGGCTCGTCCGGCTTCTGTCCGATGCCCGTTTTGTAAAATTTGGAAATAAAGGTTTCAACCAGACCATTGTGGTCTACAGCCGTAACCGTTCCAAGCGGCGTATTTGCATCACTTCCGTTCCCTGTATAACCGCCGCTGAAAAACTTCTCCATGTGAGCTATGCAAAGGCACTCCCTGTCCTTCGTGGTCGAGGTATGTAAGGGACTCTTCACATCCAGCGGTCTGCCGTTCTGGAAATACTCTGCCAGATATGCCACAGAGAGCCCGTATCGGTTCGCCGCATCCAGCGTCATGATCGGCTCATCCATCCCCTGCCCTCTTACCCTCTCAGATTGTTCGGTGTGATACTGAATCAGAGAAGGCATCGCAAGGTACTGTTTGCCGCTCCCGACAATCGTACTTAACGGCTCATTGATGTCATGCACTCTCGGTGCCTGTCCTTTTCTCTCTCCATACCCAATCGGCACAATGAACGGCTCCCTGTTTTTCAGCACAAACTTTTCCAGCCCCCTTGCAATCCGCCTTTCCGTATTTTTCGCCAGCGGACGAATTGCCCGGATACCGTATTTTTCTTTGATTTCATCCGTTGTGTCAAAAATAGAAGGGCATGGAATCGTCCAGTCGATAATCTCCGCCGCCCCTCTCCATGGCTTGCATTTTCCGCTTTTCACATCCTCGCTGTCCTTCGGCGCATGGGTGCGTTTCGGCCAGATAATTGGTTTGCCGTCACATCTGGCAATCAGAAAAAACCTCTTTCGGATGGTCGGCGCACCATAGTCTGCCGCGACAAGCTCCCGATGGTCTATCTCATAACCCAATGCCTGCAGCTGCTCCTTCCACTTGCGGAAGGTTTCGCCGCGCCTGCTTTTCACAGGCTTTCCTTTTCGCACCGGGCCCCAAGTCTGAAATTCTTCCACGTTCTCCAGAATGATAACTCTCGGCTTAACCGTCCCCGCCCATTTCAGCACAATCCATGCCAGACCGCGGATATTTCTGTCCACAGGCTTGCTGCCCTTCGCTTTGGAAAAATGCTTGCAGTCCGGCGAAAACCACGCCAGCCCGACAGGTCTGCCTCGTGTGACTTCCCATGGGTCTACGTCCCATACGCTTTCGCAGTAATGCCTTGTTTGCGGATGATTCGTCCGGTGCATCAGAATTGCATCCGGATCATGATTGATGGCTGCATCCACCGCCCTGCCTGTGGCAAGCTCTATTCCGGTTGACGCGCCGCCTCCTCCTGCGAAGTTGTCTATTATCATTTCCTCAAAAAAATCTATCTGTCTCATTCCCTCACTCCTCAGAACGGCAAATCATCCTCTACCTCAACCACGATATATCCGGGGCATCTCACCGTCCCCTTTTTCCATCTGGAAATCGAGCACCGTATATTTTCTCTCTTTGCCCCTCTCAGCCTTGCCAGCTCCGCAACACTGTCCGCCACCGCCAGCGGAAGGGAAAGCGCATCCTTCGTCACTGCCATATAAAGCCGTTCTTTTCCTGTTGCCTTATCCTTCATGCCGATACACCTCTTTCAGCCTATCGCAATATCTATCCATTTTCTTCAAATTCCCATCATACAGAGCCGTCTGGATGCCTGCGAAAATAGCCTTCTGCTGCCTCACCCGTTCCGCCGTTTCGGCATCATGGCGCAGATTATTCTTCCCTTCTGTGATATAATAGGCAAGATAGGGCCGAAACTGCGTGCGGAGGGCTGTTACAATTTTCTGATATTCTGCGCCGTATTTTCCCAGTCGCAGCTCCGCCGGAATCGTCATTGCCTTTCCCTTGCGCTGTACCAACAGGCGGTATTGTTGAAATTCATCCTTTGTCATCGGGTGCATGAAATTTCTCCTTCCTGTAAGAACTGTAAGCACCTGTAAGAATCCATGCTCTTACAACAGAAACACCGTAAAATCAACCTTTATCGGTATCTTTTTATAGATGTAAGAATGTAAGAACAAATTTTTATCCTATATAAGAAAATGTGTTTCTATTCGATTTTTTCAAACACACTCTCTATAGAAAAAGGTGTATCAAAAAACCCTCTTACAATTCTTACATTCATACATTCCGTTAAAACGGACAGTCATTTCCGTCTTTATCCGCTAATCCCACCTGTGCAAATCCGTCCGTTTCATCCTGCAATTTTATTACCCAAACGCAAGAAACAACCTCGCCGTTGACACGTTTCGCCTTCGTACATCCTTTTGTTGCCTCAATCTTCCCTGTCCGTTTCATCCACGAAAGCAATGCCTTTGCGTTAAATCCGCCATCCCGACAAATCTGTTCAAAGCGGCTGCGAATCACATAAAAATAATATTTATCATTCGCCCCCCAGACCTCGCTGCGATCGTCCTCCGCCTCGCCGAAGTGGCTTTTATTGGCAACCAGTGTTTCATAAACATATTCATACGCGCGCTCATGCACAGAAACCTCCTGCTTTGTTTTCAGAAAGTGCTGTACATCCGCAGGGCGCAGAAATTTATCATCCCCGAAAATTGCCTGCGACAGCACATAGTCCCCCACCAGAATCATGCTCATTGCCATGGACTGCTTGCCTGTGGTGTCCTTCTTATCAAATTCCTGCATATAGATACGGTAAAGCTGTCTGACGGTCGCAAAGTCCGGGTCATATCCCGCAAGCCAATCCAGACATTTCTTCCCGGCAAAGCCGTAGTTTTCCAGAAGGGTATCCGCCACGTGCTTTGGATTTTTAAATAATGCCTCCTCGCACTCGATTTCGATGATACGATTGACCGCGCCGCCGCCAGATGCCGCAGATGCCAGAGGCATTTCCCCGTTTGTGATAATGCAGTTCGACCATGTGGGTGTCAGGTCAACGCCGCCCTGCTTATTCCCTCTGGTGCGCCCTACGCCCTCGGAAAGCATATAGATGTCCTTATCAAAGCTGGACTGACTGCCTGCAATCTGCAATTCATCCAGAATCAGCGGCAGATTCCCCACAAACGCCGCCGCACGCTCCTTGCCGACCACAGTGCTGTTGAAGGTCTGGATATACCGCCCTACTCTGGGGTCCGCCCAGACAGATGCCGCAAGCATTTCGCCGACGGTCTTGCCTGCCTCCGTACCGCCCCAGAGGTGCAGGAAGAAGGGCAGACAATTCAGCGGCTTAACCAGCACGCTCGCAAACGCCGCCGCCATCAGAATCCGCCCGTAAAGGCTCTCCTGCCGTACCTCTTTCGCAAGCGCAAGCCATGTTTCATAACTGCCGCCGCTTTTTACGCTTTCAAACAGCCCCTTACAGGCGGCATCCCCATCAAAAATAAGATTTTCCACATAGGGCGAAAAGCCGTGTCCCTCCACCCATCCGAGCCGCCCGACGCTGTTCTTCTCCTCAATGCGCTCATAATTGAGATTCTCCGCATCATGCAGGAACCGCACGAGCCACTTTGCGTTCTCGCTGTTGACCGCCACGCCCACATCCGCCAAGGCGATGATGGAGGATGCCGCCGCCAGTGTCCGCTTATCGGCAATGGTCTTGCGCCAGATGCCGCCCTTGCGATAGGATAATTGCAGCTTTTCCGTATTCGTATCAATATTGATGAGCCGCATGGTCGGCAGTATCGGGTGGATGCAGGCAAGCATATCCCCAAGGGGTGTGGAAATGCTGATGCCGCTGTCATCCGCAACCCAGTTTCCGCAGTCCAGCTCCAACGGCTGTCCGTCAAAGTTCGTTGCGTTCTGAATAAAATTCCCTGTAGAATCCTTCTTTTTTGATTGACAGAACTTTCTGAACAGGGTCTTAAAGCCCTTCACCCCTGCTTTTTTCGCCACATCTGCCATCTGCTCCGTCATCTGCGACAGCAGAAATTGGTTGTCTATGTATTTATAAAGCACCTCATACGGCTCTGTGCCCTCCAGAAAGTCCTGTTTCTGATATTCCCGAAACTCAGCCATGACGCTCACCGTCCATTGCCTTCCCTGCCGCAAGCAGCTTGACAATCATCTGCCCTACGTCCTCCTTCCGGCAGAACAGAAAACGGCAGCCATGGCGTTCCTCGATAGATTTCAGAATCTTATACAGCTTTTCCCCCGTCAACGCCTTCGGGGAGTGCCACAGGCGTGGATTGCTCCAATGCTTGACATCCTCCAGCGCGGCAATGCCGTCCTCCTCGCAAAGGATAATCAGCTGAATCCCAAGCCGTTTCGCAAGGTCTAATTCCTCCACAAACCACCGATGCTGCTGTGTCACGTTGCCGCAGACCTCCAGAAGTCCTGCCTTCGTATCAATGCAGACGCTCTGGTCGGTGGGAAGGGAATAATCCCCTACCACCAGCTTTGTGCGTACCACCTCTACATCATGCGCCGCAAACCATTCATGCTTTGCCCTGTGCTTCTGCGCCTGCTGTCTTGTGTCTTCCAAAAGTATCATCCCATCACCGCCTTAAAACGGAACATCGTCATCTTCCACATCCTTTGTGGGGTAGAATCCGTTCTCGCTTACACCGCCGCTTTCCTGCAAAAGCTTTTTGGGCGGTACAATGAAATCCCCCTTGCGGATTTTTTCCACACTGCGGATGTTGGCAACATACAGTCTTGTGCCGTCACTGCCGTTATTCTTGCGGTATTCCTCCTCCGCCAGCACCAGCCCGATCAGCTTGCCTTCCAGACGCTTCTCGTCATTTTCAAATACAAAGCCCGGGTTGCTTTCCTTCACCGCCGTCAGAAAGCCCTTAAACATGGACTGTGCCTTCTCCTTGTAGGAACGGTAAAGCGTGCCGCCCCAGAAAGCTTTCGCCTTGTAGAGCGCATCCCAGTGCCCCTTGTGTTCCCCTTCCGCGATGTCGTACTCCAGCTTCAGATATTCCTTCTCGGGTACGTCCACCGCCACCGTAATCTTGCAGACATATCCGCCCGGTGCCAGTCTCGGCAGCTCCACAGGGTCGGGTACGCTGTTCCAGTTGATATTTTTCATTTTTTGTCCTCCTTAAAAATCCTTCAGTGCATTCAGTACCTGCTGAATGTCATTCTCAATCTCAAAAGTTTCAAATGCCCCCATAGGGCTTTTTGCTGTGCTATTTTTGGTCTGCGTTTCAAAAATATATCTGCCCTCATCGGTGCGCTTGGCAAGCAGCACAACATTAAACAGGGATTCCAACACAAGCTTTTCCATCTTCCTGCCGTTTGTGCGAATCCGCGTAAACGCATAGCCGAAATCATCACGCACCGTTTCACTGTGCATCACGAAGATAACCGTCAGATTCTCCCGCAGTCTGCTCGCCGTTTCGACCAGATTCCAGACAAACTGCGTCAGGTCAATCCATTTGCCGTATCCGTTTTCCTTCATGCCCTTCACTTCTTTGTCCGCCATACAGGTGTTCAGCGTATCAATAACAACCGTCTGAATATGCGTACCGCTTGTGTTGATGCTCAGAAGATATTTCTCGATTTTCGGAATATCCCTTGTCACGCAGTAATTATTGTTTTTTTCGTTATACTGCGCCTTCCACCCCTTCCAGGGCAGCCCCTTCCCGTCACAGTCGATATAATAGGTCGTCGCAGGGTCTAAGTTCCGCATAGACGTACTCTTGCCGCTGCCCGATTCCCCCATAATGCAAATCAGCTTTGCCATATCTCACTCCTCCTTATACAATGTGCCGTTTCTTGCCTCCTCCACCATAAGGTTGTTCAGTCGGTCAATCTCCGCATTTTTCAGCTTTTTCAGATTCACCAGCCCCATGATTTGCCTGTCCGCCTCCCTGATTTCCAGAGAAAGCTGACCGATTTTTTCCAGATACGTTTCCCGTTTCAAAGAAACCACCCTTTCTGTTATTCGTAGACGCTCTCCCTTCGGATGCAGTCGTCACAACCGACAATTTCGCTGTACTTTTCATAAAAATAATCGCATTTCACACTGCCGCACACAGGACAAACCCGTTCTTCGGTTTCGTAAACCTCCACCCTTTGGATGCAGTCATCGCAGCCAAGCGGTTCACTCCATTTATCAAAATAGAAATACTCGCATTTCCTGCTCCCGCAAATGATACATTCAGGGATGATTTCCTCCGCTTCTTCCTCTTTTCTGGGGTCTTCCGTGTATGTAAATGCCATCACAACACCTTCCTGCAAATCTCCGCAGGGAAGCTCTCCCCGTTCAAGTACCAGCAGTTCCACCAAGGGTCATACTGCCACTCTCCGCTTTTCAGCAAAGGCTCCCCGTCCACACGGTTGATCTGCATCGTGCCTGTCCAGTTTTCCATTGCATTTCCCTCCTGTTTCTGTTATTCTGTAATTGAATAATTATCCATTCCCCCGAGGCGTGCCACCGCCAAAGGGGATTTTTTATTTTTCCTTGAAGCACTTTTCGTATGTCATGCCTGTCTCCTTCAGAATCAGGTCAATGACATATTTCGTTGTCCCTCTCTCGCCCTTCATCAATGTGATTACCGTTTTATGTGCTACCCCGATTCTTCCGGCAAAGTCACTGATAGATTTACAGTTCATCCATATCCATGTTTCCAGATTCGGGTAAATGCTCCATCCTGCGTCCTTCATTCCTTCACCACCTTTCTGCGAAATTCATCCTTGAAGAAGAAATACTCCGCCAGAATATTCACCCCCAGGCACACGCCCAGAGCCGCCATAATGTACATATCTCCGAAGTAATACAGAATAGCCCCGATGACCGTCAGATCCGCTACGATTGCCGCTACGGCATAGCCAGTGAACCGTAACGCCCAGCGAATCGGTTTCCGTAAACGTCTGCGTTTTTTCATAATCTCACCCTTTCATAGCTTGTCCTTCTCATGGGGCAAAGCCCCTCTTATGTATTTGCCGCTTCCTTTGCCGCCGCTTCCTCTCTTTTCTTTATGGCAATCATCTTGGCTTGATAAATCGCCTCTCTTACCTGCTCGCTGATGCGGGCCTCCTCCTCCGGTGTATGCTCGCAGTAAGTAATGGTTACATTGTATTTTTTTGGCGCTCTTCTCGGCATAAAACCACCTCCTGTTAAACTGTATGTACTGCCGATTTTGTCCTATTCCTTGTTATCCTTCTTCTTGGCTCTGTGTGCCGCTTCCAAAGCCGCTGATGCCGCATACAGAGCAATCACCATCACCACCAGCCCCGCTACGCCTGCGAAGGTCAGCAGGGCGAGAGCGGCAAGTAAATCTGCCATTACATCCCCTCCCTTCTTTCTTCACTTTCCTTGACAATTTTCTCCCCCTGTCCTATTCTGAAAATACAGGCTGTTGCAGCAGCCAAATATATAGGAAAGAAGGAAAAACTATGGAATTAAACCTAGATTGTGTAAGAGACATTCTTTTGACTGTTGAAAAAAATCCTTTTGGTAAACGCATGAACCTCTCCTCTTTGAACGCAGAGTTACCTAAGTATTCACCAGAACAGCTCTGGTATACCTGCATAAAACTTGAAGAAGGCGGTTATCTCCAATTACAGATGTTTTCACAGCTTAAACAACCTTTGCCTGCCATCAAATCTATTCAGGATTTGACCTTCTCCGGTCATGAATTTCTAAATTCAATTCGTTCAGAAACAACATGGCATAAAACAAAGGAAGTTGCTAAAAAAGCTGGTAATTATTCCTTAACAGCTATCTCTGAAATTGCCAAAAGCGTTACTATTTCCGTTATTGCAGGTTTACTTCAATCTCGCCTGTGATACAGATTTCAATTTTAAGTGTCGCAATATTACTGTTTTCAGATAATTCATAGGAGATAACATCACAGATTTCTACATCATCAATATAGACTTCTGTATTGTTATCTCCCTTTTTGATAACCACACTTTTCGCCACCGACTTCACCTCCTTTAGCTTGCGTCCTTATCTTCTTTGATACCTAACAGTTCTCCTTGCTTGACATTCTTCTCCATTTTCCTTATGCTGAAAAGAAAAGGAGTGATAAAATGACCATCCAATCCTATACTGTCCTAAAGAATCTAAAACGGATTGCAAACAATACCGAAACAGAGTTGTGCCTACTCGGTGATACCACACTAATCTGCCCTGCATGGGATGAAGAAAATAACTTTGATTACTCAAAATATCAGGATGAAATATTCAGTATATTAGATGAACTGGTTTCAAATGGGTACCTGATATATCCCAAGGATAATAAGTACTTCATCGCTCTGACCTCTAAGGGTATTCATTCAAAGCAGGACATAAGCTCTGGCATTGTTGGATTTCTCATAAAATCAGTTGCTGTACCTGTTGCTGTTTCTTTGCTCACAACACTATCTACC